TAAGCAGTGCTATGGCGTCGGCTAGGATACTGATAGGCTCTGATGGCTTGCAGGGTGAGTATAATGAGAACCGTGAGGCGGCATTTGACACTCTTGATGGTCATAGTGTTAACACTGGTGTCCCAATTTCTAGTCCCCTGTATAAGCAACTAGTGGGTTTACTTGGCGTACCCCTCAAGTACATACCTGGTATGGATGGTCATTCTGCTGCTGCTACTTGCCGTAGAGCTTGGATGTCGCACATGAAAAAGGCAACTGCCTATGGCAGGGTTGGCATGATATCACCGTCTCTGGTGGAATGGCACTCTAATCCTGATGGTTTTGGTTATTACCACAACATTGATGATGGTGTTGATAGGGCTCGAGTCAACAAGCCATGTGCAATGTGCAAGACCAAAAGGTGCAAATTGTATTTGACCGCGAAAAACCAGGGTAGGATTGCTACGGGTAATGTTGCCAATGCCATTTCTCTGTTCAAGAAAGCTGAGGTGGACTACCTTTGGATGGTTAATATTGAACCCAATATGAATGCAACTTTGATCCTCGATCTCATGAGAAGAGCCAATATTGAAAATGGGTTTTCATGTTTCCATGTGAATTGGGACGTCATGCACACGGATGATGTTACATGCCGCATTACTGGTCAAAATACTCGAATGGTCGGTGACAAAGTGATCTCCAAGTTTTCAGACTCAGGATCCTATGTACAAACCTTTAGGGATGTCAAAGCCATGTTTAGTCCTACCTTTTCTCATGGTTGCGCATTGAGGCGTACAGTTCTTGGTCGAGCTGGAACTTCTGTTTTGACTGAACTTAATGTCGATCACGGCGGGTATGGTACGAACTTTGTACCAGATAGAAGTGATTATTACCTCATACCCGTGCCTCATCCCACTAAGGGCCTACTTTACCTTAAGGTTGAGCGTGAGGGCTTCGACAGGGTTCTCCAAGTTTTCCGAACTACGGTTAACAGGAATGTTGAGGCAGCAAGGACTCAACTTCGTCAAGCAAATGTGACCTACTCTGTGGCAGGTGTTCAGTTGACTCCTCGGTTAAAGCTTACGGCTTCTAATTATGAACTACTGGCAGTATGGATGGTTGCTTATTCTGAGATTATGGATGTAGTTGCTTCTCAGGGATTAAAGGAACAGAAAGTTGATCTCGAAAGTGCCAGAAGTAAACTTGAGTATGGCAGCTTCGCTTGGTT